ATTACATTATGAGAGAAACTCCAAATACGACATCTCTATTAATAGAATACGGTTTTATAGATAATCCAAATGATGTAAAAAAACTTCAAAATAACTTATTAGATTATGCAGAAGCTGTAGTAAGAGCAGTAGCTCGTTATATTGGTGTTCCATATACAGCACCAGGCGGGGTAACAGAATCAACATATGTAGTACAAAAAGGTGATAGCTTATATTCAATCGCACAAAAATTCAATACAACAGTTGACAAATTAAAAGAATTAAATAATTTAACAAGTAATAATCTAAGTATTGGTCAAGTATTAGTTATATCAGAAGAACAAGGATCATCCCCATCCGATGATTATATTATATATACCGTAAAACGCGGGGATAGCTTATGGAATATTGCGAGAGATTTTGATACAACAGTAGACGCTATTATTGATTTAAATAATTTAGGTACTACTGCACTTAGTGTTGGTCAGACATTAAAAATTCCACAAAAAACGGAATCTTCATTAACATACACAGTGAAAAGCGGAGATAGTTTGTGGAAAATAGCAAATAGTTTTGGAGTAACTGTAGATTCAATTATTCAAACAAATAATTTATCGAGTACTACCTTATCAATTGGTCAACAATTAATTATACCTGGAGCTTCAACGACACCTGAACCAACACCACCAGAGGATAATGAAACTCAATTATATGTCGTAAAAAGTGGCGATAGTCTATGGTCAATTGCTAGACAATTTAACACTACAGTATCAGAAATTAGAGCTACAAACAATTTAACAAGTGATGTTCTAAGTATTGGTCAATTATTAAGAATACCAGGAAATAATAACAGTGGAAGTAATGGAACAATTTATTATGTAAAAAGTGGAGACAGTCTATGGAAAATAGCAAATCAGTTTGGAACAACAGTAGATGAAATTAGAAGATTAAATGGATTAACATCTAATGTATTACAAATTGGTCAACAACTAATTATCCCAAGCTAAAAGGATTGGAATTTCCAATCCTTTTTAATGAATCTGCTGACATACACCAGGATAAGGTATATAAAAACAATGTCTTTTAAATCTTCCAGAAAGTCTTTGCTCATACCATAAAGAAACACAACTATTATTTCCTGTAGGGGCATAAAACCATAATGCATTAGTTGCTGGATAATAATACTCTCCTCGAAGTACTCTACTAGCTAGTTCTTTTTCTTTTGTAGTTGCCGTAGAAAAAAATAAATTACTAGTCACTCCGGCAAAGCCTCCAGGGGATTGGTAAACTACATCTGAAACAGTTCGAATATTTTTAAAAGTAAGACAATTGGCAATTGCGCGGTTCACAGCAACATTACCAACCATTAACATTCCAAGGTCACCTTCACCAACAGCTTCAGCGCGCATCAAACGTGCTAACAAATCAAGTTCTTTTGTTGTATAGGATACTAACATAATATCACCTATAATAAAATATGAAAAAATACAAAAAATTTTTCAAAGTGCAGGAGCTCAAACACTTAGTTTTGATGACAAAATTTATAAAGAGGCAGGTTTAAATCCAGTACCAATACAAAGAAGCAAAAGTATAATGCAGCTAATAGAAGCAACAGCTATAAAAACAAATAATAATTTAAACAACTTAGTTATGACAACGGCAAAAACATCACAAATACAGTTTTATAATGCTATGAATAAAGCTTATATGGAAGTTAGTACAGGGGTAAAAAGCTATGCTCAGGCAATAAATGATGCAATAAAAGATATTGGTAGTCAAGGTGCTTTAATAGAGTATCCAAGTCGGGCGTAAAATGAATGTTGAAAGTGCTGTAAGAATGAACGTTGTAACAGGAGTAAATCAAACCTGTGGAAAATTACAAATGTTAAGAGCTCAAGAACTAAATTGGGACTTAATGGAGCTTACAGCACATTCAGGAGCTAGACCAGAACATGCTGAATGGCAAGGAAAAATAGTAAGCCTTAGTGGTAAATCTGGATATTTAAGTTTAGATGATATAGGGTATGGCGAAATAACAGGTTTTAAGGGCGTAAATTGTAATCACGATTGGATGCCTTTTTATAAAGGAAGTACTAGAACTTATACAAATGAGGAACTAGAAAAAATGGCAAATGAAACTGTTACATATAATGGACAAGAAATAAGCAGATATGATGCACAGCGATTGCAACGAAAGATGGAAAGACAGATAAGGCAAGACAAAAGGAATATAGCAGAATTGCAAGGTATATTAACATCTACCACTAAAGATGATAAATTATTAGAAAAAGCAAGGAACAATCTTGCTAATATGCAGAATAAATCAAAACAACATAATACAAAGTTAAATGACTTTTTGAAACAAACATCTTTACGAAAAGATTATAGCAGATTAAAAGTAGGCAGAATAGGAGTGACAAAAGATGTAAAAACTGATATAATACTAACTGATAAGGAGCAATATGCTATTAACAAGTATATCAGTTCAGATTTTTATAAGATAAATGAAAAGTTGAGAAACAATACAAAATTGAGTAAGACAGAAAAAGAATTAGCTATAAATTTAGATAAAATGCTAGATAAAATGCCTAAATATACGGGGTTAGTAACTCGTTCTTTAGAATTAAATAGTGAACAATTAGAGCAGTTCTTGAAAATTCATAAGGTTGGAAGAACTATAGAATATAAGGCTTATACATCGACAACTTCTGGAGAACGATACAATGAAATAAGCAATGTTGAGTTATATATAGAATCTAAAAATGGAAGAGATATAAGAAAGTATAATGTCGAAGAACAAGAAATTCTATATATAAGAAAATCTAAATTTACTGTTCGAGAGATTAAAAAAATAAAAAATACATATCATATATTGTTGGAGGAAATAGATGAATAAAAAAGAGTTATTTAAAAGTCCAAGATGGCATGAAGATGTAGGAGCGGTTGAAATTAAAGAGGAAGATATGACAGAAGAGATGAAAAAAAGAATGAAAGAATGGAACACAAAAGAAGCAAGAGAAAAAAGCAAAAAGGAATTTGATAAAATACTTAAAGACAAAGGGATAAAATAGATATAAAAATTAAATATAAATTAAAGTCGTAGTAATACGGCTTTTTTTCATGCCTTTTTACGGTATAGGCGTTAAAGAAACTGGGAAATTAGCCGACGGGCAATAAACGGGAGGAAAGTTATGGAAGACAACAAAAATAATGATACAAAAGAAACCAAAACAGTAGAAGGAAACGAAGAAACTGGGATAGTAGATACTCAAACTACTAGTAATCAAAATGAGGGAGCAGGTGTCGATGTGAAAGCAGAGGCTCAAAAGATAGCTGATGCAATGGTTGCCAAAAAAATGAAAGGAATGCCTACTAAAGAGGAATTAAAAGCTTTCAAAGATTGGCAAGAAACTCAAAAAACTGCTGAACAAAAACAATCTGAGAAAGAAACAGAGTACCAAAAGGCATTATCAAAAAATGAAAGCTTGGAACATGAAAATAAAGTTTTAAAAGCTGGAGTAAATGTAGATGATGTCGATTATGTGGTATTCAAAGTTTCAAAAATGGAAGGCGACTTTGAAGAAAATTTAGAAGAATTTTTAAAAGATAATTCTAAATATAAACAAAGTCAAGAATCAGAGGAAAACAAAAGTATTTCAAATGGAGTACATACACAAAAACAAACTACTAATCAGGATAGTGGCGTTATGGCAATACTTAAGAGCAAACATCCTGAACTTTATAAATAATTAAGGAGGAAATAAGAATGGCAAATTCAATTAACAAAACAGGAACACATAAATCTCAAGAAAAATATACAAATGAGATAGTTCCACTAATAAGACAAGAATTTTCAATTAGAAATGATTTTAGTAGAGATTATGAAGGAGACCCAGTAGTGGGAATAGTAAAAGTACCAACAAGAAATGCTGATATTCAATTATCAGATTATGATATTTTAAATGGTATCACAATGACACAATCGGCAACAGATTATCTTGATATACCAGTAGACCAAGAAAAGGCATTCAGTGAATTAATTGATGGATATGAAGCTGAAACAGTTCCAGATAACATTAGAGCACAAAGGATTGAAAGTGCAGGATATGTTGTGGGAAAAGCACTAGAAGAATCAGCAATAAATGCTTTAGTAGAAGGTGGAACAGTATCAGAAGATACAACACCACTAACAACAAATGATATATATTCAAAAATAGCAAAAGAAGTATCTAATATGAAGAAAAGAGGAATAAAAGTATCTGAAATGAGAATAGCAATTTCTGCAGATACAGAGTTACTACTACTAACAGATGAAAAATTTGCTAATACTGCTTCGACAATAGGAGCTGAATTAGTACGAGAAGGAGTAATTGGTAAGGTAGCAGGTGTTGCAACAAAACCATGTTATTTATTACCAGAAGATGTTGAATTTATTATATATGCAAAAAGATGGTGTCAATCAATAGATGCATGGAAAGCAGAAACAGAAATAAATCCAATTCAAGATGGAAAACATGTAAAGGCTTCAGCATTACAAGGTAGAATGGTTTATAAGGATACAGTAACAAACGCTTTAGCAGTTCAAATCAAAAAGAACTCAGCCATAACCAAAACAGCAAAATTAACAACAAAATAGGAGGCATGGTATGCTTAAATATATAACAGAAAATGATTATAAAACCTTGTTAGGTATTGATAGCATACCTGACAACTTTGAAAAAATAGTAATAGAAGCAAGTAATTATATTGATAGTAAAACTTTTGGAAGAATTGATATAAACAATGTCCCAGAGCAAGTCAAATATGTTACTTGCTTAATTATTGATTTAATTAACAAAGCTGAAAAAGAAAAAGTTAAAATGGGGAATTTAAAATCCCAAAATATAGAGGGCTGGCAAGAAAGTTATTTATCCCCAGAAGAGATTGACAAAAAACTTGAAAAAGACAAATATTCTATACTTAAAGCTTATTTATGGAATGTTATAGGAACTGATGGAAAACCACTTTTGTATTGTGGGGTGTGTTAGTATGAGTTTTTTTATACATCAAATAACGGTATATCATTTTGGAGATGAAGATAAACCTACAAGATTGCCTTTTGAACATGTTTATTTTAGGCATAATAAAAAGGCTAACCTTATAGATAAACGGACTTGAAAAAGGAAGTACAGGCTCAATAACTATCCCAACAACCGAAGAATTAGATATTAGTACAGAAGATTATATAGTTGAAGGAATTGTAAAAGATAAATTTGACTTAAATGTGTTGATGAGCAAATATCAAGTGTTTAAGGTTGTTAGCGTAGATGACAATCGAAAAGGTGGATTACAGCACTATAAAATAGGGGTAGCAGAATAATGTCAGGTAGTGGATTTAATTTAAAGATAAAAATGAATAGTGCAAATAAGATAATAAAAGACCATCGGATTAGACGAGGATGGAACAGTTACAGAATTTCTAAGAAATACAGTTGATAGATTTTGTGACAATTATGTACCTTATGGTGCAGGTTCAGGAACACACTTAAAAAATCAAAAAAGATATCCAGACAAACATTCAATTAAGTACATAGCTTCTTATTCACATTATCATTATGTAGGAAATAAAGCTAGTGGGGCTTCGAGGCCTAAAGGAGTTAAAAGAAAAATATCTAATGAGCCTATGACATATCAAGGAGAACCAAAACGAGGACCACAATGGGATAAAAGAATGATGAATGATAGAGGAAAAGAAGTATGCAAAGATGTAGAAAATTTTATAAAAAGAGGTGGTAAGTAATGGAAAAAGAAGAAATTTCAAAAATGGAAGCAATAAAGAAATTTATTGAAACATGCCCATTACTAAAAGGTGGAAAGATAAATGTTGATTACTTAAAAGATAAACCACAAAGTTATTCAGTAGATAGAACACCAACAACACCAGAAATACAAAAGTTTATAGATGGAAGCGGAAGTAAAAAACAAATATCGTTTGATTTTACTGTTACTGCACCACTTTCAAGTCAAGCAATAGTTAATTTAGCAAATAGCAAGTTTTGTGAGGATTTTATGGAATGGGTAGAAACACAAAATAGAACAAAGCATTTTCCTGAAATAGAAGGTGCTTTTTCTATTAAGTGTACAAGTCCACGGATATATTTTACAAAAGACTGAAACAACAGCAATCTATATTATACAAATGAATTTCACATATTATGATTTTAAATAAAAAAGGAGGAATTACAATGCAAGAAGGACAAGTTTATAACAGAGCCGATATTGTTAATTTTGCAGGATTAACACTTGAAGCTACAACTTTTCAAAGAATGAAAGGATTTACAGATGGAGGCAAAAGTTTAAATTCTTCTACATATGATAGAAGATATATAGATGAAAAAACGGAAAGGTCAGATGTAATTGCTTATGCAACAGAAATTGCTTATGCATTTGATAGAATGTATGGTAATGCAGTACATAATCTTATTGCAAAAGTACATGATGATGAACTTGTAGGACAAGTTATACCAATCGTTACTGTAAACTTTAATGAACCTGTTGAAGGTGGATATAAAGCTAAATATAGGTTATGGTCAATACAACCTGATAGTGATGGAGATTCAACAGACGCATATACATATAGTGGAGCTTTTAAAGCAAATGGTTCAATGGTAGAAGGTATTGCAACAGTACTTGAAGGAAATGAAAATGATACAATAACATTAGAAGAGAAATCATTCTTAGGATATGTATTAGATGAAAGACCAGAAAGTAATACTGTAACATTAGGAACAACAGCAAAAGAAGTAACATTCTATTATAAGAAAACAATGAAAATAAATGTAATAGGAATCGACCAACAAACAGGAGAAGAATTATATAAAACAACAATGAGTGGAATAGAGGGAGATCCATATACAACAACAGCAAGAAATGTAGATCAATATGAATTAGTAAGAACACCAAATAATAATATAGGAACATATGATAGAAATGATACAAAAGTAATATATGAGTATAGAAAAAAAGCAGAAAGAGTAGTAGTAAAATACATAGACCAAGATAACAACGAAGTAAGAAGAGAAGAATATACAGGAGTAGTAGGAAACGACTACAATGTAACAATAAAAGAAATCTCTGGATACAAACAAGTAAGTGTAGAAGGAGAAACAACAGGAAAATATGAAGAAGATAC